TGTTCTAGGTTGCCGCCGTATACTTCAACAGCGTCATCAAGGATAGACTTCAAGATTTCCGCATCGTGAGTCATCTTTTTAAGTAAGTCGTCTGTACGTGCGTCACCGCTCGCAAACATAGGCTTATTATTCAATGACTCGTACGGGATGCCGATACCGGCTTCTTCACTTTCCGCTGTACGCAGTACTTCGACTGAGCGACCGAGTTGTTTTGCTTGACGCTGCGCTTTTGTGAAGTCTTTGACCTTCTCGTCCATATGCGTTGAAAAGCGAGCCAATTCGCTAAGCTGAAGAGCAGCACTAGCTTTATTATCAACTTCCATCGCTGATGCGATTTTGGAAATGTAGTAAGCACCACCACGCCAATTGTCCGAACCAACAATAATATCGTCAGTAACTTCAGCAGAACTCTTTGCAGCTTCCTTGATAGCTGTAAGCGTTTTGACTTGCTCATCGGTAGCACCTTTTGCCACAGCAGTGTCAATCGCTTTTTGGTAGTCGCTTTCATTTAGCTCACCGTCTTCATCTAGGCTGATTTGGTATGACACTTCACCTAGGTAATCGTCAACTGATTGGTCTTCTGGTGATTCAGTGAATACAGACTTGTCTACCTTCTGATTAGTGATATCAGCACCACGAGTTTGAAGAGAGTTCACTTTCTTCTCTTGTTCGCGGATAACTTCCTCAGAGATTCCTGGAGTCTCACGCATTAAGTCCAGGATGCCTTGTTCTTTCTCGATGGCAGACTTAGCTTTCTTAACTTCAGTTTGTTGCTCAGGTGTAACAGGCTTGTTAATAGCTTGCGCTTTCTTAACAGTCTTGTTTACATCTCGAACCAAGCGTTCTTCTGGAGATAGGGCAAGTTGGTCTTTAGCAGACTTAGCAGCATCACCAAGTTTCTCACCGGCAGACTTAACAGCTTTAGAACCTTCTTGTACTGAAGCACCGGCACCGGCAAAACCACCACCTGCAATACCACCGATAACAGCGGCTAGTGATGCTTCTGCACCATCTACTTCATTACCTTTAGCAACTTCTTCTAATGCTGTTTGACCGGCTTCGGTAGCAGCTTCAGTTACTGTTGATTGAGCAGAACGACTAGCAATATTAGTAGCGGCGTTACGCAGATACTTGTTATTAGTAGCTCCAGCAATGGCCGCTTTAACAGCAGGGTCAACAGTTTCTTTGAGTGCACCAGTCCCGCCAACCAATACTTTATCGGCAGCAACTTCGAGGATACCTGCACCGAGAGACGCAAGCGCCATGCGTGCCAAATCATCTTGACTTGGGAGCTCACCTTGATTTTCTTTCTTGAACTCATTGATTGCCTCCTTGTACACATCGCCTACGTAACCGGAGTTAGTAATAGCAGCGGTGTAAGGGTTAAATGCGGCAGCCATCTGAGGAGCAGTTTCTGTCACTAACTCCATTACAGCCTCGGGATTATCCCATGCTGCTTCAATTGAGCCGCCTACAGCACGTAGAGCACCACCAATGGCATCAATCGAACCACTTAGGTACTGACCATCTGCAAACGCGTCAGCGCCCTTCTGAGCCTGTTCTAAGCCAGCTTGAGTATTCTCAATGTTCTGGCGGTTCAGGTCATCTTTGAAGATAGGGTCAATATCTGCTTTCATGCCTTCGAACAGTTTGTCGTTAGCTTCTAGGTCAGCATACTCTTCTTCAATACGTGTAACGAACTCGCTAAGTGGAGTGTCACTTAGAACACGACCACCTTGTTCAAGTAATTGTGACGTAGCAGGACCACCTTGGAATGAACCAAGTTCCTGAGTACGAGGGGAGTCCCATAGAGCGTATGACTCAGTAGGTACTGTCATCTCATTCTTGGTCTTTTGTAATGCACCACGTAGCAACTCACGTTGGAAAGGGTCAAGGTCAGTACGCTGAGCCATCTCACCAATTTTCTTATCCAACTCAGTTTGTGCCATCTCGTAGTTACGAACTTCACCGATAGCATCAAGCTCACGTTGAGACAAAGTCTCGAGACGTGTCTTTAATTCTAAGGTTGATGGAAGGTTGAAAAGTTGTTGGCCAACACGTACAGCACCAGTCTGTAGTGAACCAAGTAAGTCAGGTCCTTCTGAGCGACGAATGTCTTTGTTCACTTCACCTGATTTCTCCAGTGAAGAGTTCAAACGATTGAACAAGTCTTGCTCGATGGGAGTTAAGTTCTCAGTGATACGGCGAGAAGCTTCGGCTGTACCTTGAGTTGCACGGACTGAACCAGCTGCTAATTGTGCTTCTTTAGGTAGAGCACCTTTCAATGATTGAATAGCTTCTGATTCGTTGAAGTTCGGCTGAGAAAAAGAAACGGAGCCATTATCGGCTCCGCTGTCATTCCCCAAACCATTACGGTTCTGGTCGGTCATTAGAAATTCCCCGTTAAATAACCTGGAAGTTTTAATTCAGGACGCGCACCAGAAGCTTGTTTTGTCTGTTCAGCCAATTGCTTGTTAAACAGTTTCATCGCTTCCGATTGAACCGGAGTAGCGAGAATCTTTTCGACTTCGTTATTTCCGGCGACGCGTTGAACATTATTACTGCGAGCTGTTGATAGTAGTTTAGCAATGTTATCTGCTTGTGTCTTGCCCAAGTTTTGTAAAACTGAAGCTTGGTTATCTTTTAGCTCGTACCACGCTTCCAAAGACTTACGGCGTTGTTCGGCTTTTTCGCCTGTACCAATGCCGATAGAGTCAGCGTAATCATCGATAATTTTCTCGTAGCCGTCACCAAATAGGCGGTTAGCATCCAAGTCGATGTCACCAGAAACAAACGGTGTCCAGTCTTCTTCTGAAGCCAAACCGGATAGGAACTCCATCTCTTGGCGAGTTGGTACACGGTCAAACTTCTTAGTGAAGTAGTTCAACATACCGGTAGCCTCACCACCTGATGCTTTATTCAAGCTATCGATTAGTGGTTGCGAAGATTCAGTATCACGCTGCAGGTTTAGTACCTGGGGTGAAATACCGGCACCAGCTGCAACAGTTTCCAATTGACGTTCAGAACGGTCACGGAATTGTTGTACCTGTGCTTGGTCATACTGAGTCTGCTCATCCACTACTGCTTGTTGTGAGCCAGTCAAACCATACAGAGCATTATCAAGTGTTGATGCTTGCTGTAGGAAACCAGCTAAATCACCATCAGAGACGCCTGAATCACGTGCATACTTGACCAAATCTCGGGCAAGTGTGTCAGGGGTTGAGTTAGAGAGTACAGTGTCCAAACCATCATAAGCAGCCTCCAAGTTTGCTCGGTTTCTATCGGTACGTGCGTTGTCCAACTGTTCACGACCAAATCGGTATTGATTACGTCTTTCTGCCAAAGCAGATTCAGAACGGTTTTGTTGACTAGTTAGTAACTGGTCGTCTAAACGAGTTTGTGCACGAGCATCAGATGCTTGGTCTAACAGCAATTGCTCAGCTGCACGATTATCACGGTTAGTGGCCAATGTATTGGCAAAGTCTTGTTGCTCTTGCTCATCTTGACGTGCTTGCACAAAACGAGCATCTTCAACTGCTTGGTCACTCAAACCCTGTAAAGCACCGAACGCACGGTCAAACGTACGAGTAGCACCTTCCAGTGCACGACTGGCACCACCGTCTCCACCGGTACTAACATTACGCCATGTAGGGGTAGCCATATTACATCTCCTCTGACTTAGTGCCGTACTGTGACAGTACCGCGAGATAGCGCATGTACGCTGATTCATCCAATTGTGGAATCTTCTCCAGCGCTTCCTTGACAGTTGTAACCTGCAAGCCTTCGAATAACATATTCAAACCTTGTGGTGTCAACTGTCCTACTGCTCCTTCGTGCCAACCACGTTGCGCTTCTTGAAACGCTGATGGTTCTGGCACTTCTGCATGTTCATCTGGCATATCGAAAATATTCATACGAACCTCTTACGCATTTTGTTTAGCGGCAGTATTCGTCTGATTCGTCTTAGCCGTATCATACGCATCTTTCTGCATCGCGTAGTTTTTGTTAAATGCATCCTTCTGGAAGGAGAACATATCTTGGGCTAAGCCATATTGTTGAAAGCCAAGCCAAGACTGTGCAAGTGCATTACCCACGCCTGCAATTTGAGATAAAGCACCAACGCCATTAGCGCCCCCGAAAAGGGACTCCTGTAGCTGTGGGTCTAATCCAAAAATATTAGACGCAGGAGCTGGTGAAGTCGGAGTAGTTGTTGGGGCCTTGTAATAAGGGTTGCCACCACCAAAGCTACCAGTAAAAAATTCTTGGTCAGTCATAGTCATCTCCTAAACATTAATGTTTACGCCAAGCCCCGGTGACAATGTCGGCAAACTTAGCTTGTTATCTACGTAGTAATTGACGGAATCCAATGTGCCAACCCCTGGGTTACCAGCGTGCACCGTCCGGTAGAGGAACGCACTTGGACTTTCAAAATACTGCTCCTGACCGAAGTCAGTAAAAATATCCATCGGGTCTAAGTCTACACCAACTTCGAGTTCTTCCCAAAGTTCCTCAAGCTCCTTGGTCTTCTTAGCAGCCTCATCTTGGAAGCCTTTAATCTCAGCATCCAATTTTTCGAATGCAACTTCCATAGTCGCTTCCGATAAGTTATTAGATGCCATCAATGCTTCTGCTGCAAATGGTAAGCCTGATAATGAGCCGGTGCCCATGAGCGAGCCTGCTGCGTAAGCAGCAAAGGCGATGCTCAAAGCAAACGAAATACTAGGTGGGAGAATCTCAGCTACCAACTCAAAACTTTTCTTGAGGGCAAAGGCAACAACAATGTCGGTCAGCACCAGAGACAATGTACTTAAACCAGCTACAGCACTGGCTCCTACAATGGAACTGGTTAATGCCCCTGGTTGGTAAGTCACAATGGTAATGGCCACTGCCACGACAATAAGAACAAACTGGAAGAAACCAGTTTGATACCACTTCAACTTAACAACTTCGTACGAGTTGAACACAATCTTGATTGCGTCATACATCAACTCATTGCCTTTCTGTAGGCCCATGGACTGAAGGATGTTGTTGTTCAGCGGGATGACAAAGTTGCCGTTTGTCTGGTCGCCTTCACTGTCGCGATAAAAAGCGTCACTTAGTGACGTATCGACGGTCTTGCCACCGTACACATGGTTAATGTGCATTAGGCCGTACACGCGTACTTCACTGTAAGTGTCCTCATCTAGCTGACGACGGAAGACAATCTCATCCGTATTAGCTGACCAACTATCTGTACCAATAGGGGTGTTGTAGTTAACTTCCCGCTCCATTGGCTCCGCCAATGTACCGGTCAGAACTTGTCGCTCTGTGTACAGATAACCCATATCAATGTTGTATGCCCCGTCCGTGATGTTCACGGTATTCATAGGAGGGGTATTTGAATATAGAGGATTAGCAGCTGCAAGGCTTGCCCAATTGTCGTAACCAGATTTAGTAGCAGGGTTGAGAGAATGTAGATATACGAAATAGTCATGTAGATAGCGCCAGCTATTAGGCAAATCAGTACTAATATCGACACCCATAACGATATATACGTGGTCAATATCAGATTGGTCGGGATTCTCTTGGATACCAGTAACAACATCATCCAAATCAATACCAATAATATCCAGTAGTTTACGAGTAGTTGGGTAGTCATCGTCTCCCTCCTGAATATCGTTATTATACTGGCGAACAATTGCCACCGGGAAATACGGGCTTTCGAGCGTCACACCCGGTTGTACTGTTAATGCTGGGTATGTCCCATCAGTAGTGTTATACGTCCATCGATACACATTAGACCCATCAGCACCTTTCTTGATGTACTCCGCATGGTAGAAGTACACATCTGCCTCAACTCCAGGCATTGAAATAGTCTCAGTCAAGAAACCAGTCACACCGACATTCTTTTCATAGCGGTAACGCAACTCAAGGGTGTCAGGTGCAGTGATAGTAGCGTCTACGTAGTAGACAGGACCTGACTCACCAACTGGCAAATCAGGGTGGCTTGTAACAATATCGGTTGATTCATTGTAACCTCGGTTAGCTACCAACCAAGGAATAGCAAAGAAGTTAGCGTCGCAGATATCAAGAGTACAGCTGACCAAGGTAACTGAGTATCCGACTTCGGACTCAATAGCATCAGCAACAGCGATGTTATTAGTTTGGAAAACTTCTTTAGTGCCCTGTGGTAAACCATGTACATACGTGTCTCGTCCATAGCGGTAGTACTGACGTGCCTTCACGTAAATACCATTTAAGTAATTGCCGATAATATCAGGAGCAATATCACGGGACTTCAGAATAGAAGTCGTAACAGAGCTCTGAACAATATCAGGTGTTTCTTCAATCATGCTCATGGTTTGAGCAGATACGTAAGTCTTCTTCTTTGAGAACAGTCCCATAAAATAAAAAGGGAGGCTTTCGCCTCCCCCTCCTAATAAGTTTGTGATTAAGGCACCATACCGATACCAGTCTTGGCGTAAGCCAACACATTATCGATGCTCGTGTTGTTAGCCTCAGTTGGGACCTCAACCGCATCGTTGGTAGTTCGGGATACAGACCATGCATCGAGCAACATCTTAGACAGTTTCTGTTCCGCGTCACGGGCGAAGCCGTCAATCTGTGCTTGGTATAGTTCTTTCTGTTTACCGATTGAACCAGCCACTGGAAGAGAGTTAACCGTATCCAAGCGTTGAGCTTGTAGGTTGAATTTCTGTTCCATGGCTACTTCTGTATCCATATCCAGTTTGATTGCTTGCTTATCAAGGATAGTACCTTGTTTAGCAGCATTCTCTACTTGAGCTTTAACCAATTCAGTATTCTCAGTCTCCGTCAATAGACGTTGGCCAAGTAATGATGTCTCAGCATTAGCTTGTGCAGTCTGTGCGGTAATCAGTGCGATTTGAGCTTCCACCAATTCCGTATCTTTAACAATCTTTTCGTTTTGCAACTGGATTTGTTCGATTTGCGCATTCGTTAGTTCCTGTTGAAGTACGAATTGTAAAGCAGTCTGCATAGCTTGTTGTGTACCACCGAGGTACACCTTGGCGTAGCCATCACCTGTTAGTCGGCCAGCATCATACTCACCCACTAGGTGAGTCTTCAAAGAACGCATCAGTTCATCAAATAGACCTGCTTCGTCTTTACCACCACCAGTTAAATCGGATACCTCGATAGTCATACGCTTAGTCCTCTAGTGAGCCTTTGTGTTGTTTCTTAGCCAACGCATTAAGCTCTGCTTGTGTTAGTGGCTCAAGAACTTCAAGTGCAAACTCACGCACCTGTCGTGGAGTCTTAACTTCCACACCATTCACTTTCTTACCAGAGAAAGCCTGAAACTCTTTTGCTTTCATCATTAGATAAATGCAGTAAGGAACGTGGTACGCATCACCTGCTTCACAGTTGTACGGTACGAATTTCTTAACTGTACCAACTACTGAGTTCACGAAGGAGAATACCTCACCTTTCCATTCTTTCTTAGCTGGGTTGAAACATGTGATTTTCACACGAACCAAACGAGTCAGGTCTTTACGGATGATGTCTTTCGCGATAGGCGTGTATTCCAGCTTAGTGCGAGTACCACGCTTAACAGGCATCTTCGGCAGTTTAGTCACATCAACTTCACCATTCGGCAAACGAGGGGCTGTTGCGTATGTTAGTTGTGATGAGGCGGCTGTAGTGTCAGATGCTTTCGCAATATCTTCATCTTCAATATCAGACTCAGAAAGCTTTTCTTTGATTTTCTTACGGATGGTTTCGGCTTTAGCATTTGGTGAGTATGAAACACCTAGGCGGTCAGCTTCGGCACGTGCAGCATTCAAATCAGCTTCAAGAAGTTCTTTATCAATTTCGGACATGTGAGTTTCCTTTAAATCTTGGAAGGGGTGATACCCTGTAATAAAAAGCCCTACCACTTGGCAGGGCTTGTGGTTTCATAAACCATTATAGTCTATTAAATTTCCGCCGGGCTGAAAACAGTTGCGATACGTTCTGGACGTAAAACCATGAAGCCGTAGTACCATTTAATAGAACTGAAACCTGATTCGCCGTATGGGTCGAAACGGTCAGCAGTTGCTTCGCCAGGCATCTTAGTAGTGATTTTGAATTTCACCATAGAGCCTGAAGTTTGGAAGCCGATAGTAGTGAACGACTCAGCACCAACGATAAGCATTGGGAATACGTCGTACTTACCACCAGTTGCACGGTAGCCAGCGTTAGTTGACTCCGATGCACCAGCACCCGCCCAATGTAGCATCTCAGGAACTTCTACGATACGGAATTCACCGATTGCACCAACTTCACCGCGAAGTAGAGTTGTAGCAGCACCGTATTGGTTAACTGGGATGAACGCAGGATTACCGTGTAGGTCAGTCATCTTCTCTAGAGTAGGACGTAGAGCAGAACCAACGTACATCACAAATCCCATACCACGGATAGTTTTAGTATCCACCATACGAGAACCAGTGATTACAGTAGTCTGAGTTGGACAGCGGTTATCACGTAGAGTGATAGCAAGACGCATTAGGTCTTCGTAGCTGATTAGAGTTTCTGCACCAGTTTCACCAGAGATACCAGTCTTAGCAACAACTGAGTCTGGGTACACTTCAACGCCAGCTGCATTTAGCAGGTCGATTTGCAGTGCAGCTTCAGTCATCTGAGAAGCACCGATAATCATTTCACGTTGCATGTGACCGTATAGGTCAGCCATTGTATCGAAGTCTAGAGACTCTTGAGTGAATTCATCGAAGAAACCGAACTTCTCAAGCGTACCTTCTAGTTGCAAGCGAGTGAAACCAACACGGTTCACACGGCCACCAACTTCAGTTAGCGCTGGAAGTTTGCCTTGGATAGTACCGATATCACGGCTTGAACCGTATAGGTTACCATCAGAGATAGTTGCACCTGATGCATCGATACCTTGGTCGTTGTCATTTCGGTCGTCTAGTAACGGCATGAAATGGTATTTCTTAATAGTCTTACCGAAGTGTTTCGGCATGTTCTTTACAGAAGCCATCTGTGTAAAGTATTGGTCACGAGCTGCTTCAACAAGCGCTTTTTTCCAATACAGGTGCGGGTTCAGCTGTTCAGCGCCGCTGCCTAGGTTTGATGCATCTGTACCGTTGTTGTAACGGATTTGGTCAGTAGTATTTCCGGCCATGAGTCTTCTTCCTTAGTAAATTGAGTTACCAAACTGTTTTTCGAAGTCTTCATCCGATAAATCGAATGGGTTAACTTCGGGTTCTTTCACAGGCTTTTTAGCCTTAGTTGCAGCAGCCGCCTTACGTTGGCTCTTGCGCTGTTCGTTTGCCTTCTTCTGAACCGGTTCAACTACCTTTTCAGGTTCCTGGGTTTGAGAGTTCTCTTGGGTTTGAGAACCAAACTTACCAGATGCCATCAAATCGTTGCCGACTTTGAAGTAAGCATCCAAATCTGAAAGACCGGTCAATTGACCGAGTGCATCTTGTCGCGCCATTTCGTCTGCAATTTGCTGATAAACGCCATTACCCATGTGTTCATTCAGTTTGAGAATCATTGACGGATTTTGCACAAGTTTGCCTTTACTCGACTCATCCCATTCTTTACCAACCAGATTCATAGTTGCTTCGTATGTATCAGTCTCCCGTACTTGAGCTAATACATCATCGAGGGCTAGTTCTGCGTCAGTAACCTTATGCTTGGTCGTAGGTGCATACTTAGGGTCTTCATCGCTTTCCAAGCTATCAAGGTCAATGCCTTTATCTGCGATAAGCTTACGGATAGCGTCTGGATTGCCATTCTGCAAATCAATTAAATAACTTACTGTATCTTCATCCAGTAGTTCGTTATTTTCTAGCATTTTAGCCACTTTAAACGCAGGTTTCAAGGCAGCCATCTTTTTATTGTAGTTGGCACCTTTCTGCATTAACGTACGAGCTTCTTCAACGGACTCGACTTTAATCATCTTACCGTTGGCTTTGAATGGTTCGAATAGAGCTTCGAGGTCTTTACTTGTTACTTCTTTTTCGGAGGATTCTTCTGACTCTTCTTCGTCTGAGTCTCCTTCGTCTCCATCGTCTGAATCAGACTCATCGGAGTCGTCATTGGACTCTTCATCATCTTCGTCAGTTTCATCGCCACTATGCTCTGAGCCAGCCTCTTCTTCTTCATCGTGTCCCTCAGAACTTGAATCAGAATCAGTCTCGCCTGATGTGTCGGAAAGAACATCTTCATCTGCGCCACCTTCTTCTTCAGTTTGTGAGTCTTCAACCGCAGATAAAGCTTGTGCTTCGAGAGCATCTGATTGACTGATGAAATCATCATCAGCCATATCAAAGAAGTTCATTTCTTGATTACCTTCCATGGATTAACCCTCCAACTCATCGTACTGGTCGTCAGACATAGACTCTAGTTCTACGATAGCCTGCTCACATTGACGAACACGTTCATCAGCTGCATTAGCCATTTGACGTAGAGAAGACATGTAAGCATCAAGTGCTGATGCACCAGTTAGTGCTTTTTGGATGGATTGCTGAACGAGTTCATGTTGACAGTCCGGTCGAGCAATCATTGAAGTTTGTTCTAGGACGTGGTCTTTCAGGAAACCTTCAGAAATGATTTTCTTAAAATCGCGGTTACGTTCGAGACGGTCTAGTACATCATTCATTGCTTGAGCCTGTTTTGCATCTTCAAGTTGCGCACGGATTGCTTCAAGTTGTTGAGTACGAGTCATATCTATTCTCCGAAAAGCGGCTTATTCGCCGCTTGTATTAGTTGGTTTTGATTCAGGTTTCTGAGGAGTTAATGCTGCCTCTACCACCTTCATTTGAGTATTGGCTTGAGCCTGAGCTTGGATTTCAGCCATCTTACGCTCATGGTTCACGCCGCGTTCTTCTTCCACAAACTCCAAATGCTTGTTGTCTGTGTCTGCATTAAGGTTAGCCGCTTTAGCTTGAGATTCAACCGCTTTCGCGCCATCAAGCTGTGTTTGACCACCGAGTCGTGCGATTTCTGCCTGAAGCTTCAGAATTTCCACCTGAGTTTTCTGCATCTCAAGTTGTACACTTGGGTCAGGTTCAGGTTGGAATTCCTCAATACGTTTAGCCAGTGCAGGCATCTGACGTAAGCGAGCAATGTCGGCGAGGATAACTTGTGACATAGGTAATGGCAAGCTGTTACCCATAGTCTGTAGCATAAATGCCAACTCCGAGGCTTTTT